GGCAGGTCGCCAGTCTCCAAGATATCCGACAACGAAGACGCGGCGGCGGCGCTGTGGAACTCCAAAGTACTGAGCGTCAAGCACTCGGTAGGCGAACCCATACCCGAGTTGCCCCAGCCCTCCGAGAAAGGAACCAAAATCCCGTCCTTTAGACGACGACAGGACGCCGGGCACGTTCTCCCAAACCAACCAGCGGGGGCGTAGGCGGTCAGCCAAACGGAGATATTCAAGGGCCAGGTTGCCGCGCTCGTCGGCCATTCCCTTTCGGAGGCCCGCGACGCTGAACGATTGGCAGGGCGTTCCGCCAACAAGAAGGTTAATTGCGTCATACTGTCCCGCCTCGATCGTGGTGAAATCGCCATGCACCGGCACGCCGGGGAAGTGATGCGCCAGCACCGCGCGCGGGAATGCCTCGATTTCGGACGCGAATGCGAAGCGCCAACCGAGGCCGCGCCACGCGCACTCAGGCGCACCGATGCCGCTGCACACGCTGCCGACGATCATCCCCGCACCTCGTCACCGCCCGGCTCGCGCTTCGGCGGCTGCATGCGTTCAATCGCGCGGGCCAGGCGCTCCATGGCCTCGGTAAGCCGCGCGATGTCGGCGCGCAGGATGGCTAGCTCCGTGGATGTCATGACGAAAAATCCGAGACAGCGCCGGCCGCACTGCTCAGTTGACCAGTTGGGGAGGAGCCGACTGCCCTAGTATCGGCAGAAGAACCGGAACCGCCGGCCGCGGATGCCGACGCCACGCGGTGCGGATGCACAGCCGGGCGGGCGTCGGAATTGCGCTTGCGTTGCAAGTAGTAGCGCCCCAACTCGTGGAGCTTGGCGTATTCGGCGCTGTCCACCGAAAAACGCGCCATCAGCTCGGCCTTGTTTGAGCCGTCGCAGAACGCGGCGAACAGTTGCAACGCAAGGTCGCGCCGCTTCTCGCGCGCAGACGACAGCCGCGACCGCCACGAAGTGAAGCGCGTAATGCAGCCCCCGCGCGCCTTCGCGATCTGCGCTAGCGCCTTGCGGCGCGTCCACGCCTGATCAATGCCGGCCGCGTCGCACCACGTCTGCCGCGCGTCAGCCCAATCGCCGGCTGCGTCAGCCCAGAAGGCGCACGCCTCGGCAATCTGCTTGTTCGATATGCTGCTTCCGCCGCGCTCGTTGTCCATCCTCTTCGCGCGCCACTCCGTGCTTGCGTCCGCAATCGCCTGATGCAGCACAGCCAGCGCCAGCGTTCGCTCGTCTTCGTTCATGAGCGTGCCGGCAGGCCGTTGATGAGGCCCGGCAAGCGCACGCCGAACACGGGGTCTGCTCGCACCGTCTTGGGCGTCACCTGCACGATTTGCGTCTCGACATTCACGCCGCACCGCGCCCATGCGTCGCGGATCTTCTGCGCCAGCCGCTGCGCGCCTTCTTCGTCAAGGCACTCACGCACCGTGACCTGCCGGCGCGAAACAAGGGGCGGATGCTTCATGGTGCGTTCCTTCTTCACAGCGTCACCGCATCAGCAGTCGCGCCAGCGCGCGGGCCAGCTTCGCGCGCACGGTTAGCGCGCATATCATCAAGGCGACGCCCCAGCGCCGCAGCCATCGCTTCATCCCGGGCAGCCATTCTCAGGAGGGTTTCAGCAAGGGGGCGCGCGCGGCCGCGCAGCCAGTTCCTTGCGGTTTCGGGCGATACGTCCGCAGCGCGCGCGGCGCGCTTTGCGGTATGGTTCCGCCATGCGTCGCGCAACAAAGCGGGCACGTCATGCCCGTTCCGCGTTGTGGCGCTCACGACGCGCCCTCGGCATGCTGCGGGGCATGAGCAACCCGCCGACAGGCCCACCAAGATGCGTCACTCATCCGACGCTTCCGCCAGCATGCCGAGCGAGCGCAGATGCTCGCGCAAGGCTTCCTCAACATCCGCCGTCCTGCCCGATGGAATGCCGCGCTCGCGCCACTGCGAGACGGCGGCCTGTGAAATGCCGAGGCGGGCGGCGACGGCCGTAACCGCGCCCCGCGTGGCGAAAAGCTGCGTCGCTACATCCATGGGCCAAACCTTAAGCGGCCTAATCGCCACTTGCAATCCCTTAAGCGTGACCCCCGCTGGGATACAAGGAAAATGCCGCTCCGGTAGCGGAGGCCGCCCAATGTCAAAAAATCGTGACCTAACCAACCGGGAACGTCAGGTTATGGATCGGCTGGAAAGCGTCCTTAAAACTAGGGGTGTATCTTGGGCCGAATCCGCGCAACTGGCGGGTAAATCCAAGAACCTCGGGGCGCAGTGGTCAGGCAGGCGATCATTCCCCCGTGAAGAGGCGCTTTATCAAATTGCGCAGGCGTTGGGGGTCGCAATGGGTTGGCTGCTCACTGGTGACGAGCCTTCGGCCGAAACGCTGGCGATGACGGAAACTGAGCGCGCCTTGCTCAAGGCAGTGCGCGAACTGTCGCCGGACATGCAGCGGGCGGCGCTGGCGCAGGTTAACGCACTGGTGACGTCTATCGCGAAGAAATAACCGCCCCGCGTTAAGCGGCTAAAGATACCTGTTGACGGGTAGCGATTAAGGGGCTTAAGGTCTGCGGCATCCGCAACGGAGAGCCGCATAGGGCGGCGTCGTAGTGCGGATCAGGAGCCGCACATGCCCAATTCTTCCATTGATGCGCTGATGCCAGCCCTTCGCGCCGAGCTTGAACGCGCTTACGAGCACGGCCGCGCCGACGCTCGGCAGGAACTGGCCCGCGCACTTGGCGTGGCTTCCGTGCCCCCCGCCGCGCCCGTTGTTGCTTTGCGGCCGAAGCGGGCGGCGCGGGGCACGCAGATTGCAGCCGTTCAGCGCGCGCTGTCCAAGCAGCCCCGCCGGTTTAGCGAGATACAGCGCGTTGCCGGCGTCAAGAAGGACGGGGCGCTCCACAGCATCCTTTGCGCGCTTGTCGCGCGCGGTGTTGCGGTGAAGGTGGCGCGCGGCCTGTATGCGCTTCGGCAGACCAACGGCCACGCGGCGTCGTAGTGCCATGATCGCAGCATACCGCGACGACTGCGGTTTCGTAGGCGAGCCGCGCCGCCCCGACGCCGCCGTCGAGCGCGCCGAAGCCGCCGACCTGGCGGGCCGCCGAGCCTACATGGCCGCCGACGATCTGGCCGGCGTGCTGGATCGCGCCGCGCTCGACTACGGCACCGACGCCGACGCGCTTGACGAGATCGCCGTGCGTATCCGTGCGATCACAGCCGAGGTCGCGGCGCTGCTCGGGGAGGCCGCGCGATGAGCCTATTTCAGATCAAGCGCCAGTTTACCGGCGCGATGCTTTTTGAAGGCGAGTTTGGCTCACTGCGCTTGTGCGTTGAAGCGGCGGTAAATGCGTGCGCCAACCTCACGGGCGCCAACCTCGTGGGCGCCAACCTCGCGGGCGCCAACCTCGCGCGCGCCAACCTCGGGGGCACCAACCTCGCGGGCGCCTACCTCGCGGGCGCCAACCTCGCGCGCGCCAACCTCGCGGACGCCTACCTCGCGGGCGTCAACCTCGTGGGCGCCAACCTCGCGGGCGCCAACCTCGTGGGCACCAACCTCACGGGCACCTACCTCGCGGGCGCCAACCTCGCGCACGCCGACCTCGCGCGCGCCAACCTCGCGGGCGCCGACCTCGCGTGCGCGCTTATCCGCGAAGGCGTGAAACTGCGTGAGCGCGGCGTCGCCAAGGAATGCACACGTAGCGACGGCTACCGCTTCTTACTGCTGGATACGCAGGCGGATTGGCGCTGGCGCGTTATGGCGGGATGCAGGTTTTTCACGCTGCCGGAAGCGTGGGCGCATTGGGAGCGCACGCGCGCCGGCATGCCGCTTGGCGAAGAGACGTTCGACATCCTCGTGGTGTTCGAACATCACGCCGAGCGCGTGGAGGCCGCGCGATGAGCCCCGCAGACACCATCCGCGCTGCGGTGGACGCCATTGAAGCCGCGCAGCTCGCGCTTGCCAGCGTGCCGCGTGATGCGCGCTACGACCTTGAAGACGAAGACCGCCTCGACCTGGAGATGTTCGAGGCGTGGTTGCGCTATCCGCCGATCCGGCTGGATGCGGCGGCGCGCATTGTGAAGGAGATCGCGGCATGAGCGACGTGGACACCAGCGCCGAGGCCGTGGAGCGGCTTTCCTATACCCTCACCGACGCCGCCAGCGTCACCGGCCTAAGCGTCGCCACGCTCTACAGGCACGCGAAGGCGCAACGCCTTCGTCTCTTCAAGGTCGGCGGCAGGACACTGGTTTGCGCCGCCAGCCTGCGCGCGCTGCTGACCGAGCGCGACGCGGCGCGGGCTGTGGAGGAGCGCGCGATTGATGTTGGGCGTGCGGAATGCTGCGGCGATCCCGATTACTGGCTTCCGGTATGGCGCGCAGCCGCAGCCATCCGCGCGCGCGGGGAGGCGAGCGATGAGTGATGCGCAGTGGGTTGAGGTTGCGATGGACAGCGACGTGCGCGGCGACCCCATTGAATACGGCGTCCGGTTCCTCGCGGACGGGTCGGTCGAAGTGTGCCGTATCATCAACCGTTCACCGGTCAGTCGCAGCGGCAATTATCAGATTGATCGCGTGTGGCGCCGTATCAAAGCAACAGGTCCGGTCGGATTGCGCGCCGTCGCGGCAGCGGCGCGCATCTTGGATAACCGCGCCGCCATCGCCAAGGCCGAAGGCACCGCGCCATGAACCGCCCCCGCGTGAACGCTTGGCCGCTGATCGGCATGTTTTGCGTCGGCATCTCCGGCGCGCTGGTGATCCATGCTGTGGCGCGCTTTGACGAATTGGTGCGCGCGGTGCTGTGGCCGGTCGTGGTGCTGGCGGAGTATGCGCGATGAACACCATCCGCCTGATCGAGGCATGGCGCGAACACATGCTTTGCGTCGCCGCAGACCGCCGCGCCGCCGCGTATCGCTACCGCGACGCGGGCGACACCGAGCGCGCCGAGATGGCCTTAGACGAGGCGGGCGACGCGCTGGCGAAGGCAAACGCACTGCGGGATCTGCTGGCCGAGCGCGATGATGTGCAGGTCAACGACCCGCGCCAACTGGCGCTGATGAACATTGGAGAGGAAGCATGAGCAACTGGTTGCTGCTAAACATGACCAATGAAGGCGGCGAGTTGCCGCTAGGCGTGGTCGTGGTGCGGGTAGATGCGATTGCATACATCCAGCACCGCACGAACGGGCGGACCATTATTCAGTTTGTTGGCAGCGAAGACAATTACATCCACGTTCAGGAAACCGCCGCCGAAATCGACGCGGCGCTGCTGACAGAGATGCGCATCCCGGAAGGAGGCCGCTGACATGAGCAACGGCTGGCCCGACAGCGCGCGCATGACCGGCGACGATATCGCGCGGCTGCGCGCGCTAATCCAGCGCGTCGAAGCGGCGACGGGGCCGGATCGAGTGCTTGATGCCGAGATAGCATGCGCCATGTGCCGGCTTCGGCTTCGCGAACATGGCGCGCGTCCTGACCCGATGGCACCGGGCTGCGTGCGCGATATTGCTGGCTCTTGGTCAGCGCCCGAATTCACAGACAGCCTTGACGCCGCTGTGTTGCTGGTGCCGGCGGGGCGTGACTGGATGACAGGCACGCACCAAAGCGCGGCAACTGCCGTTGTGACGCGCGCCGCCGACGAAGGGGCTTGGCTTACAGCCGCCACGCCTGCGCTTGCGCTTGTTGCCGCCGCCCTTCTCGCGCGGCTCGCGGAGGTTCGCGATGACTGCTGACGCACCATCCGAGATCGTCGCCGCGCTGGAAGCGGCCGGCGCTGCGGTTGCCGCAAAACATGAGGAAAACGGTTGCCACCTCGGGTTCCCGTGCGGCTTGACTTGTTCTTGCGCCGACGACGCAGCCGCCGCCGTCGCCGCGTTCCATCGGCGCATGGCCGAGGGCGGCAACCACATGCAGATGTATCACGCGGTAATCGCCGCAGCAGTCGAGAGGACCGCGCGATGACGCAACGCGCCCTAAGCGAATGGGAACTCGTCAACAACGTCCTGGCCGATGCGTGCGTGGTCGCCGGGTCGCAACAGGCATGGGCGCGCGAGAACGGGATCAGCCCGCAATTCGTCTGCGACGTGCTGCAAGGCCGGCGCGCGCCGAGCGACCGCCTGGCCCGCGCGCTCGGCTATCGGCGTGTTGTGTCGTTCGAAAGGATCAAGCGATGACGGCGCAGGAAGGCGCGCGGGATGAGTGAGGCGATGCTCTGGCCGTGGATCGCGCTCGGCGCATGGTGCTTCGGCTTCTGCGCCGGAATCGCGTGGTGTGCGCAATGGCGCCCGACGCGCATCGAGATCAACATGAAGCAGGAGCCGCCGCGCGATGCCTGACGCGCCGGGCCGTTGGATAACGCGCGCCGAAGCCGCAAAGTATGTCGGGCTGTCCGTGGTGGCGTTCTCCCGCCGCGTGGCAGCCGGCGACCTGCCCGCCCCCTCCGACGCACTCGGGCCGCGCTGCCTGCGCTGGGATCGCCTCGCGCTAGACAGCGCCATGGGCGGCGGCATAGCCTCGCCGGTCGGAGCATCAACCCTTGCCGCAGCCATCATCGAAGAAGCGCGCCGGCCGAACCGTCCGTAAGACGCTCGCGGATGGTTCGGTCAAGGTCTACCGCTACCCCGTGCACAAGCCGCGCGCCGTCCCGGCCGCCGACACGATGCGGGCGCTACTCCGCGCTTACGAAGCCAGCCCGGACTTTGCCGCGCTCGCCAAGGCCACGCGGGCGCAATACCTGATTTACCTGCGCCCGTGGTTGAAGGTGGCCGAGGCCCGACCGCGCGACGTAACCCGCCGCGATATCCTTGCCGCCCGCGACGCCATCGCCACCACGCGCGGGCTTGGCGCGGCAACGGCTTTCGGGCGCGTCACGGGCGCACTGTTCGCTTGGGCGCTGGATCGGGAATGGGTGGACCACAACCCGGCCGCGCGACTGCGGGCGCTGCCAAACGGGGAGCTGCCTGCGTGGTCCGAGGCGCAGATATCAACGGCGCTGGATAGGTTGCCCGAGCCGTTGCGGCGCGTGGTGGTGCTGGCGCTGCACACTGGCCAGCGGCGCGGGGATCTCTGCGCTATGGCGTGGTCGCAATACGACGGGCGGGCCATCCGGCTACGGCAAGCCAAGACAGGCGCGGCGCTGGTCATCCCGTGCCACCCGGCGCTGCGCGATGAACTGGACGCATGGGCGCAGGCCAAGGCGGGGCCGTTGATCCTCGCCAGCCCGCGCACCGGGGCATGGCAGCCGGCGCACCTGTCGCGGGAGATGAAGCGGGCGCTAGCCGAGATCGGGTTGCCCGCGCGCCTGAACGTTCACGGCCTACGCAAGGCAGCAGCGCGCCGGCTGGCCGAGGCAGGATGCAGCGCGTTGGAGATCGCCGCCATTACTGGCCACCGGACGCTAGGCATGGTTGCGCACTACACGCGTAGCGCGGATCAGGAGCGAATGGCGGGCGCGGCGGTGTCGCGGCTAATCTTCAAGAAAGACAGTGCCTAGCGGTTGTTTTTGTCGGCAGTTGTAACCACATATCGGGCATGGAAAACCGCACAAGCGCCCTAGTCGGAAAGGCCGCCCTTCATCTGGCGTGCTTCCATCTTGCTCGGCTCGGCTACGATTTCACCATCACCCGCGAGAACAGCAAGACTGGCGATCTGTGGGTTGATTTTGGTGAGCGCCTAGAGGTCGTTGAAGTGAAAGGCATGACTGCTGGCGCTTGGCAGTTGAAGGCAGATCAACTCGCGCGGACAGATCGCTTCGTTTTTGTGGATGTTGACGATGGGGCTAGTTGGCTGGTGGCTTGCGCCGACATAGCCGCACATATGGGCGGGAAAATCCGGTCCTCCCTCACCGTGCGACAGATCAGCAAGATGCCGTCCGTCGCACTGCACACGCGCTTGGGGCGCGTTGTTCCTCGCCCCGTTGTGAGCAAAAGTGAGCCATACGACCCCGCCAAGAAGGGGAGCAGGACCGTAACCAAACGCCTCGCTGATGGGACTGTGAAAGTCTACAAATATGGTCCCTACAGGAGCCGTCGCGACAACCAATCGACAACCGCAACCGGCGCCTTTTAACCCATTGAATGGATTAGCAAAAAATGCGTGCAATCTTCGTCATGAGGATATGCGCGCGTTGATTTTGTTAGCGAATTCCGGCGCCGGTTGCCTGTTGTCGTGCTGGCGTTCGGTTGGCGTTCACCCCGGCGGCACCGTCGCTAGCGCCTTCTGCCGCGCGACGTAGCTCCACACTGCGCCGGCCACGGCCAGCACGGCGCCGGTTACGGCTTCCCACAGCGCGGCATCGCCAATGCCGGCCTTCGCCATCACGGCGCCGAGCGCGACAAGCGCCATCCGCAGCGCCCATAGGGCGGTGTCCATGCTCTTTGTCCTATGTCCAGATCTGTACTACATCTCCATCGGCTCTGTCGGCAGCGGATACGGCCCATCCTCGCCGCATCGGATAGCCGAGCGCCTGCCGCACTTGGGGCAAGGAAACCGCTCGCGCGGGACGGTGTATGTCGCGTCGAGCAGCGCGCCGCAGTTCACGCATTCCAAATCGCTGCGGAACGTCGGGCCGATGTTCGCCGCGCCCGCGCGCGCTAACTCGCGCACGGCATGCGAAATGCGCTTTCGGGCCATGCGGCGGGCTCCTATATTGTGCGGGCTGCGGAACCGTGTGAGACACGAACCTGCCCCGAGTTCGCGCGACGGGGACACCAGGCTCAGTCGGGATTGTCGACCTGACCCGCAGCATCTACCCCGCCAACGCCTCGCCCCTAAACCACGCCTTGCCGTCCACAACTTCGCAAAGCTCCGGCTGCAACAGCTTACCGCCGCGCACGGTCAGCACCGCCCAGCCCGGCGTCCACTGCCTCGGCGCCGCCTTGCCATACGCGAAGATCGGCCAATTCGGATCGGCCAGCATGCCGAGCTGCACCCCGTAGCGGCGTTCGCGGAGATCCCGGAACGGCCTGCATTCCAGCGCGTGCGTATCGCCCGTGATGATCGAGACGCCGCCCTTGACCACATTATTCCAGCTTGCGTGGATGCCCCCATGCCAGCGGTGCATGCACTGGAACGCCCCGAAATCCAGCCGCCACGCCTGCCGCCAGTCCGGGAACGCCTCGGCCAGCGTGGTGCCCGGCATGCCCCGCATCGGGTCGGCATGGCGGGCCAGGAACGCTTCTAATCTGTCGTCATGGTTGCCGCGCGCCCAGAAGCACTTGGCGCCGGGTGCCAGGTCGCGCAGGTCGGAAAGATGCCGCTGCGCCGCCTCCACCTCTTGCCGGACTTTCGGCCGGTCTTCCCACATCACCGGGTCGTGCCGGCCGATGCCGGCAAAGTCCATCAAGTCTCCGGCGCTCAACAGGTAATCCGGCTTGATGTCCGGCACCGCCCGGAGCATCGCCTCATGCGCCACGCTGCGGGGCTGTTCGATCCGCGTCCAGTGCGCATCAGAGAACGCCAAGAACACGCCGCCCAGGACCGGGAATTCGATCGTCATGGGGCACAGCTCAGGCCCCTTGGACGGCACGGCTAACGGCGTGTCTGGATTGATGCCGCGCCGCTCGGCTACGTCGAGCCGGTTCTTGAACGTCATGTAGGGCAGGCCCAGCGCCTTAGCGGCCTGACGGACGTTGCCATGCTGCGCCAGCGCGGCGGATGCCTGCCGCGCGAGCGCGTCGGGGAGCGGCGGGGCTGCCATCAGTTCCCCCGCGAGGGCTGAATACCACGCAGCAGGATGTCCTCAATCCGCCGCAGCCCCGCCCGCACTTCCGCGAACGCCTCCCGCTCGCGGATATCGTCGGCGGCACGCGCGCGCGTTATCTCAAGCTCAAACCGTTCACGCGCATGCACTTCGAGCGCGATGGACTGCTTGAGGTCGTAGTAAGCCGCCGCCAATGCCGAAAACATGGCAAGCGCGGTCAGCAGGTTGCCGGCCGTTATGGTCCCGTCCCACTTGAGACGGGCTCTCTGCATGTTTTCGTCGGTCATGGCTAAGCGACCCGCCAGCAGAACCCGAAGTTTTGCCAGCCGGCAACGCCGAGAAGGATGGTCGTCCCGCCGGGGTCAACGCCGGCCGTGACGCTGGTCGTCAGAGCGCCCGTCGCATCGATCTTCGCGAGCGCGAAATACGCCCATGTGCCGCCCGCCGGCAGCGCCAATGCGCCGCCGACAGTTGACGCGATAGCTTTCCATTCCCCCACAATCGCACCATCCACCGGCACCGCCGGCACGCTAAGCGTTGTGCGCGCCGCCGATGCGCTGGCGTCGTCAAGCAACGTGCGCGTGTAGGCCGTCGTCTCGGTGGACCTGCAAATGCTGTCCGACATCTCGGTCGCGAGGTCGTTAAAATTGCCGTTCCACTTGCTGGCGGTTATGGTTTCGTTGCCGGCGGCGGGGGATTCCGGCAGGGTGTAGTTATTTGATCCGTCGCGCGGCACAGTCTTTCTCCATGGCAAAAAGCCCGCGCATCCGGTAGGATGGCGGGCTCATGTGGTCTGTGATCCTGTTGTTCGCCGCTGGGGCGTGCGCGGCCATTATCGCCGCGTGGCTAGACCAGCGTGGCTAGTCCACGGTCGCGAGCGATGCCCCCGCGCCCAAGCCGCGCATAAGCTGCTGCGCCAATCCAGAACGCGCCAAGGCGGTAAGGCGGTCCTGCTCACGCTGCGCAAGCAGGCGCTGCACCGTCGCTTGCTGCGCCTGCGGGTTGGGGTCCATCAAGCGCGACGCCAAGGCATCGGCGGTGCTGCTGTTGATGCCCTGCGTGGCGCGGTAAATGTTCCCAGCCATCATGCGGCCCGCCTCCATCGGGCGGCTCATCAGAAGCGCCGCCAGCGCCCCGCCCGGCGGGTCGCGCCCCATGTCTTCGCCGCTGGCCTGTAGTCGGCGAGTCTGCGCCCCCGCGCGCGGCGAAATGGCGCGTTCGACGGCCGCCATCTCCACTTCGCGCTGCATCGCAGACATGAACTGCGCCCGCTGCGCCGGGTCCGGGATGGCGGCACTCAACCGCGCCTGCATCTGCCGGCCCTCAAGCAAGCGCCGCGCGGCCGTCGCGGCCCGCGCCGGGTCGCTGGCGCTGTCCGTGATGGCGCGACCGACGCCGAGGCGGAAGAATTCAAGGTCGGAAGGCGAAAGCCGCTGCACGATCCCCCGAACGATGTCGGGGTCCGTGGTAAGCGCCTGCCGACCGCGCGCGACGGCATCAAGGGACTGAGACGGTCCAGCCCATGCGTCCAAAGCGCCGCCATAGCGAGGATACATCTCGCGCATGTTGCCCGTGTAGCCGGCGCGCACGTCATTCACCGCCTGGCCATACTGATCAAGGTTTAGCCGCCCCGATGTCGGGTCGCGAAAACCCTCAACAATTTCGTCATAGCCGCGCTTGATGGCATCCAGAAGGCGCAGGTTCCGATATCCGTTCTGCACCACAAATTCGCCATTGTCGCCGCGCGTCACGCCGTATTCGGCGGGATTGAAAGGCGCGATGGATGGATCGCGCTGTCGGGCTGCGACGTTTTCCAGTTCCATCACTCGCAAGCCGCGCTGCAACGCCTGCTGCCCTATCGGGTCTTCGATGGCGGACAGAAGGCGCGCGACCTCCTGCTCCTCCGGCACGATCCGACTAAACGCAGCTTGGTAGCGAGGGCCTGCATTGGCCCTGCGCGCTTCTTGCAGCGCGGCGACTTCATCCGCCACCCGCGTCCCGCCGCCGCCGCCAAGGCCGTCGTCAACCGCCGCCGCAATACGCTCAGGGCGCCCGGCGCGCCGCGTCTGTACCAGCCTATCCGCAGCCTCCATGGCCGCGCCCGGCGTGTTGGCGGCGGTGCCGGCGAGCTGCACCACGTTGCGCCCGCCGAGCGCGTCCACAAGCGCCTGCCCTTCGGCCGGCGGCGCCATGCCGGGGCCGGGCGCGGGGCGCGACGCGCGCGCCAGCGCATCGGGCGCGCCGCCCGTCATGTCACGATTTACAGCGCGCAGGATCTGCCGGTCGGCTGCCAGGTTCGCGTTGCGAAGGCCGAGGTAGTCCATGACCCGCCCCGCGACTGGCGCAGCCGCAGAACCACCCGCGCCCAAGGCGCCGCCGAACGCGCCGCCGAGAAGCGCCCCCTGCGCCGCCCCCTCGGCGCGGCCTGCAACGCCCTCCCCTTCCCCGGCCCCGGCCAGCGCGCCGCCGGATGCGCCAGCCACAGACCCGCGCGTCAGACCGGAACGCAGGACACGTTGCGCTATCCCCGCCCCAACGGCGGCCGGCGCCATGGCGCCGACGCGCGCAAGCGGGCTCGCCACGGCGCCGACAACGTTGGCGACGCCGGACGCAATTGGGTTGTCCTGCCTAAACGCATCGTCGCGGGCGCGCTCCTGCGCCAGCGCCTCGCCGTAGTTGCCCCAAAGGCCGCCGCCCGTTCGGATGCCTGCCGCCGCTTCGTCCATCGTGCCGAAGGTGGCGCCCTGCGCAGCCTGCCGCGCAAGGCTGTCCACGTAGCCAAGCGGGCCGCTGTTGGCGTGTCGGGCCGCCTCCATCTGCGGCCCGCGCGACAGATGCTCCACAATGGCAGCGTCGGTATAGCCGGCCTGACGGGCGGCAGGCGCATCAAACCCGCGCTCTTGCGCAAGGTGGTTGGCAATCTCGGAGTCGCTGTATCCGGCGCGGCGTGCGCCCTGCACATCGAACATGCGCTATTGCCTCTGGAAAGACGAAAGCGGGGGTCGGCCTGTGGCAGATGCCGGCGGGGCCGGGCGGACGTCGGGCGGCTGCGGCGGCTCAAAATTCTGATCAAACCGCCCGAAGTTCCCGCTGACGATTTCCTGCAAGCGCCGGGCTGCCTGCTGCTCGCGCACGGACACGGCATCAAGCGCGCGCCGGATCAACCGCTCACGGCTTTCCCGGCTCATGTTGGCGCTGGCCTGCATTTCAAGCAGGATCTGCCGCTCACCTTCCGTCGGATTGCCGCCGAATATCACGCGAAGCTGCGACAACGCCTGTTCCGTCATGATGCTATCAAATTCGCGCGTTGCGGCGCCGCTGCGGCTGTCAAAGCCGGTCATGGACGCCGCCGCCCCGCGCGTCTGAGCCATCGGGCCTGCATATGCCTGCGGGCTCAACTCAAGCGCGCGGGTAAGGGCGCCTTGCGCGGCGCGGGCGCCATTAAGTGCGTTCTCCGTCTCTTCCCGCAGGTTAACCTCGGTCGGCGTCATGCGGCGGCCCTCGCGCTGCTCACGGGCCGCCTGTTCCCTTGCTATGCGGGCTTCTTCGGCCTGCCGCTCACGCCATGCGCGATCCTCGGCCGCCTGGCGTTCCCGCCAAGTCTGATCATCGCGGCGCTGCTGCTGCGCCTGCTGTTGCGTGGCAAACTGCGCCGCTAGCGGGGCGATGCTCGCCATGGTCGGGTTGTTCTGCCCAAGCGCCGCCGACGCCAAGGCCAACCCCTGCCAGTTCGGCACGTTGCCGGCCGAACCGGCCGCGCTGCCGCCCGGCATCCATCGCTCGACGTTCTGGGCGTAGTTTGGATCGCCGCCGCCGTTGTAGGTGCGCAGCGCGTTGGCCCGGAACGTCGGATCGTTCCAATCGCCTTGTCCTGCCCGCGCGCGGAGATACTGAGCGCCAAAGCGGATATTGGCGCCGGGATCGCGCAGGGTCTCGGGGTCAACGCTCGGCAGCCCAAAGCCGGGCTGGCGCGCGGTGGACGGCTTGATCTGCATTACGCCGATCTCGCCGGCCGCCCCGACTGCATCGGGCCGGAAGTTGCTTTCCTGCCGCGCCTGCGCGACCAGCACCGGCACCGGGATGCCCGTCTCTTCGGACGCGCGCTGGAAATGCGGCATCAGGTCCGGCGGCGGCAGGACTTCGGCCGTTACTGGCTCAGGGCGCGGCGCGGGACCTGATGGCGCGGCGTCGTTGGGCGCGGCAAGCATGGCAGGCGCAGTCCCGCCGGACGGCGCGCCCGGCAGGTTAATGCCCATGCCGGCCAGAAGCTGCCGCGTGCTTTCCTGCTGCTGCTGATCGCGCCGCGTTTGGTAGTCGCGGATTTGGGCCAACCCTTCGGTGCGCCGCGTCTCGTCCTCCCGGTCTGCCTGATCCTGCATCCGGGCGCCGGTCCATGCGTCAAGGCCCTGCGACAGCGCATAGGCCAGCGCCCCGGCGGTGTTGTTGAGCGGCCCGGCGGGCGGGCTGCCTGCCATGAGACGCGCTGCCACGGCGCGGCGGCCGTCCTGTCGCCCGCCGCGCTGGCCCAACTGGCCAAGCAGGGCTTGCGCCATCAAGTCAGAGGTGGCCATTCAGGCGCCCCTTGCATTAGGGTGGAAGGATAGGAGGTCGGAATGAGGATTGTTGCGCTTCTGGCGCTAGCCATGCTCACGGGGTGCGCCCGGCAGCCCGCCGAGACTGCGGCTGCGGATATTTGCGCCAGCCAAGGCCATGCAGCCGGATCGCCGGCTTTCCATTCGTGCTGGAATGCCGTGTATCCAGCCATCATGGCGGACCGTAGCCGCCGCGCCGCTGCTCTCGTCGCCGCGCCTTAGCGCCCGCCGAAATAAGAACCGCCGGCACGGGCCGCGCTGCCGAGCAGGCTAGCCAACGCTTGGTTGTTGGCCTGCTGGTTCTGTAGCTTTGACTGGTAATTGCTGTTGATCATCCCAGCGAGGTCCGGCGCATTCACCCCCACCGGCTGCATCGGCACCGCCTGCGGCATCTGCATGCCCGGCCCAAGCTCGAACAGCGTGGCGATTTCGTTGATCGGCTGCGCGCGCAACTGCATCCGCTCGGCAAGCTGCGCCTGCCGCGTCTGGTTCCCAAACGTCGCATCCTGCGCCCGCTGGCCGAAAATTTGCCCATGCGCGGCATTGGTGAACAGGCCGGCGTTGCGCGCCTCGCCTAGCAGCCGCGACTGCTCCGCGCCGCCCTGCGCCGTGATTGCCAGCCGCGCATCGTTCAAGGAGCGATTGGCTTCGTCTGCCGCAGCACGATACGCTTCAGTGCCGGGCTGGAAGCCCTGCGACAAAAGACGCGCCTCCAACGCTTCGCGCTGCCGCTCGAACTGCGGGTTGAGCCGGTCAAACATGGCTTGCTCGACGCGTTGCCGATCCGCGCTAAAACCATCGGCCGGCGCGTAATTGCTCACCACGCCCTCGCCCGCGCCTGGCAGGCTGGTGCGCCAGTCTGCCATGCCGTCTGTCGTTAACGGCGTGTCGAGCATCGTTTGAACGCGCGGAATCTGCGACAGCGCGAGATCGTTAAATTGCGTGTCGAGCCTGACGCCCTGGTCGTAGAGGTTCCGCTGCTCCGGGCTCAGTTCAACGCGCGTTTCCCAACGGTCTTTGTGGGGATTGACCCGCTCGAAATACTGCCGCATGCCCTCCACGTCGAAGCCGTCCGGGTTGCTTGCGGCGTGCTGCGCCATCTGCTCGTCAACCCAGCGCGGGTTGATCTGCCGCTGCGTGACGTTGCCGAAGGGCGTGAGCGTGTCGCCACGGTTCAGGTTGGCCTGTAGCCGCGCCGTGTCGGCGTTGACTTGGCCTTGCGCCTGCGCCGTCGCGTAAGGGTCGGGCGCAGACGGCCCGCGCTTGCTGCCCATCTAGTGGAGCCCTCCATACCTGCGCGCGTAGTCCCGCGCGAACATGCGATGCACAACGGCGTGCTGCTTGCGGCCGAACTGGTGCGCCAGCACCGCTTCCTGCGTGAAGCCGGCGCGCACGACGAACCGGCACGCGTGCGGGTTGTCGCTCGCGCACACGGCTATCACCTTGCGGCACGGCGGCGCGCTCGGATCCAGCTTGCCGAGGAACGGCACGCCAAGCAGCGCGGCCAGCACCTGCCGCGATGCCCATCGCGGGGTGTCGGCGGCAATGGACATCTGCACCACGCCGTGATGCGGCTGCCAGTCGTGATAGACGCACACGGCCACAAGACCGATTTTTTTGTCGGAGATCGGCCGCACCACGCCGACAGCCCAGCACGGGCCGAAGCCGCCGCCGGCCATCTGCGGGATACGCGCGGCAGCCCATGCGGCAAGGTGGTCTGTGCATTCCGGGCCGTGGATCAGCGGGAGCGACGGCGGGAAAATCACTGCGTCGCCTCGGCTTGCGTAGCGCCCGCGCCAAGCGACAGGCCGAACCCTGCCCAGCCATACTTGCGCAGGATCTCGATAAGGCTGTCGTCGAACATGACGTAATTGCGGGAGCCCTCGCCGGCTGCGCGGCTGCCTTGGTCAAGGTAGCGGATGCCGGGGATGCCGGCGTCGCGAAGAAGCGCCGTGGCTTGCGCGCCAGTCCGGCCCGGCGCAAAGCCGCCAGCCGCCGCAAGCCTCTGCATCCTGTCGCTCACCGCGTCGGTCCGCCCGTCTGGTAAACCAGATTGCTTCCCAACCACGCCGGCCGCCCGTTGCCGCCGATACCGCGCATGCGCAACGCGAACGCCTGCCCGATGCCGGTTGCCCCGCGCCACGGCATCGTCACGCCGCCCTCGCCGCCGCCAAAGATCGAGACATCAAACGTGCCCACGTCGAACACGCCGATTGCCGAACCGCCCACGTAGGCCGGCAGCGCGGGCGCCGTCGCCGTCGCGCCAAGCGCCACCATCTGCGCAGTCGGCACGGTCCAATCCGGCAGCGCCGCCACGCTGAATTCCGAGCCCTGCGCGTCGCGCAGGATCGGTTGCGCCTGCGTCGCCTGCTTCCACCGCCCCGGCCCGCGCAGCGCGTTGAAGGCGGTCATGGCCTCGAACCGCACGCCGCTACCGGCGTCGCTGTTGCTCTCGCCATACCGCATCACGCGGCCGGCGCTGGTGATGTCGCCGAAGTAGATCCCGCCGCCCAACGCCTCGCACCACACGGCAGCCGGCGCGCCAGCCCAGCGCGAAACCGCGCCATTCTCGCTAATCACGATCTGCTGCGCCGCCGTCGCGCTCCATGGCGTGTTGATCGCCACAAGCCCATAGCGGGCCATTCCGCACATGCCCCAGCCGGAAGAACTGCGGCGCTCGGATGCCAGTGCGCGCCAGGTCGGTTCGATGTTCCGGGTTAGCGCGTATTTCTCCATCGCATGATCGGTCGTCATGCCGGAGCGGAACGCCGAAAGCGGGATGACGCCCTGATCGCTCAGGTAGAGCGCATCGCCGCCCCATCGCATCACGCAGCGGTGCGGCGCGCCAAGCGGGCGGGGCAGTTCCCACCGCCCGACAAGCGCCCATGTCGTCGCGCTTGACGGGTCGGTGCCGGCGTAAACGATGGCCTCGCCCTCGGACGTGATGAATACGGCCAGATCGTCCGGCCCGTCGCCGTTGTCGCCGGAAAGCGTCGCAAACGCGACCACGCTACCGCCGCGCCGGGCGATGCCTTGAAACGGGAACTCCGTGAACGCGCCGGCAATCGCGCCAGCACCGCCGTAGTAGAACGACAGCCGCCCGGACGTGCCGGCGAACATGCGGCCCTTGAACGAACCGGCCCATATCGTGCGGCCGGTCAGGCCGGTTGCGCTCCACGTCGCCCATGTCGAGCCGTCGTAGGTGCGCTCCGTGTTGGTGCCGTTCCATGCGAACAGGAAATTCCCGCCGCTGGCCGCAAAGTTGATGCTGTCCCAACGCGCGCTGGTCAACGTGCTCACCGCCGCAGCGCCAACAGCGCCCGCGCTCGTGCATTCGTAGATCGCCGTTCCCGCGCTCGCGAACAGTTTTTCGCTCGATCCTGCGCCAGTCCACGGCAACAGCCCGTCCACCCGCGCGCCGAGGCCGGTTGCGTGCGACGCCCACCCGCGCCGCTGCCGCGTGTCGCCGCCCTCGGTCACAACGTTGTCGTAGATCAGCGCATAGCCCGGCTTCATGCTGGCCACCGGCTCGCGCGTATTCCAGCCGAGCACGGGCGCAGGATACGCTGCCGGGATGCCGGTCCCCGGAGCGGCGGAGCGGCGGGGCAAGCCGATCACAGCGACCAGCTACCGTCCGCAATGCCGGGCACGCGCGGGTTAAGCCCGCGACGCGCGCCGCCCATGTTGATCGTCCGCTTGCCGCCATCACGCCCAAGCGCCGCCGCGACCTGCTCGTTGTATTCCGCAAGCTCGTCCGCAAACGGCATCCGGCGCGACTTGAGCCAGCGCCAGATGATGCCCTTCGTGATCAGTTCCTCGTCAAGCACGGTGCTGTCGGTGTCGGTCGCCCATGCCGTGGCGTCGCCCGTGCCGTCGTTGTCCGCGTCCACCCAATAGGAGGACACGTATTCAAACTTCACCGTCTCGTCTGCCGGCGGGTTCGGGATGATCAGGAACGCGTTGCCCCGGATGCGGAAATGCAGGTCAGGCGGCCCGACCACGCTGGCGGAGAGCTGCTGCCATTCCTCGGCCGTCAGCGGGCCAACGATCTCTTCCCGCTGCGTGTAGTTCCACACCGTGCCGGGAAGCAGCCGGTCGAAGTCCGTCGGCACGCCGCCCGTCTGTTCGGTCTGCGCGACCGTCGTAAACGAGTGCTCCCGGACAAGCCGCTGCCATGCGCCGCGCTTGGCCAGTTCGCGCCCCTCCTGCGTGGCAAGCGCGCGCATGACGGCAACGCTTGCGTCGCTGCTGGTCATCACCGCCGACGGGACGCTATCGCCCATGCCGAGCCGCGCCCATGCGTCGCGAACGATGGTCAGCAGCGACATGGCTTAGGCAGCCTCCCCCATCGCCTCGGCCTTCGTCCGGCGTCGCCGGCCAGCCTCAGACGCCATCGCGTCGGCGGTCGCCATCGCCTCGGCCTTCTCGGCCTGTAGCTGCTCAACAGCCGCGCGCAGCGCCGCCAGTTCCTCGGCAACCGGGGCCTGGTTCTTCTGCACGTCCACATACGCCCGCGCGCGCTGCTGCAAGCCGCGCAGGCCGGGAATGCCCGTCCGCGCGATCTGCGCATCTTCCATCGCGGCGAAGTCCTCGGCGCTCTGAATGCGCACGCCCTTCAGGGCCTCGATAACCTCCGGCGTCATGAACGACAGCGCGGCGAGCGGCGTGCCGATGACCTCGGCGTCCTGCCCCTTCTTCCACGCCTCGTAATAGCGTTCCAGCACCTGCCAGACGCTCGCATCCTTCATCGCGCGCGACACCTTGTCGGCCGTGGTCGGCGCGTGGTGGTCGCCCTTCTTCACCCACTCCACCCACTCCTCGGCCGCATGCTCGCCGTTCGGAAGCGGCTTGTATGCGATCCAGAACTTAGTCGGCCTGATGGGGGCAATCTGGTCGTCCATGTGATCTCCTGAAAAAAGAAGGGCGAGGCCCGAAGGCCCCGCCCCGTTGTGGCTTACGCCGCAAGCCCGTCGTCCATGAACGGCCGCGCGATCTCGAACTCAGCGAGACTGGCCGAAGGCGTGCCGATAGCGGACGCGCCCTTGGCATTCTTCACGCGGTCGCCCGCAACCACCTGGTCGTCAACGCTGCCGGCGGTCCCCGTCGCGTAGACGTTCGCGTTGTCCGCGAAGCCGGACAGCACCGCGCCGACCGCCTTGCCCTGAATCTGATACCAGCCGTATTGGCTGGCCACGTTCGCGGACATGGCGACGGCCACGGGACCAATGGCGTTGGCCGCCAGAAGCGTCGTGCTGCCGTCGTCGCTGTTGTATGTCACCCACGAGCCGACCGCCGTCGAAGCGACGCCGGCCAGATAGATGAACTCGCCCGCGCCGTAGGTCGGGTCAGTGGCGCGGAGGATGGTGCCGAGCGGGTGCTGCTGCGCCGTCTCGGTGTTCTCAATCGGCTGCACGCCGATCTGCGCAACGTCGATCACGTAAGGCATTGTGTGTATCCCTTCTCCTGCGCCTTACGAGGCGTCGATCATGATGCCCTGGAGGGAGCGATTGCTGCATACAATCTGCCCCTGCCAGAGAACCGGGATGACCACCGCGTCCTGGTTCACGCTCATCTTCTCGTCAAGCGTCGTCCAGTTGGCGTCGCGATGCACGCACAGTTCCAGGTATTCGGTGTTCAGGAAGTATGCGCGTTCCGCCGTGGTGCTGAAGTTGGTGTTGCTGTCGAAGATCACGTCAGCGGTGACGTATTTAAGCGACTGGAAGCCAGCCGTTGCGCTGTCAGCCGACGCATACCGCTGGAGGTCCTGGAGGGACGCCCAGTAGGCGCTGAAAAAGTCGTGCGACATCACCACGAGGTCGGGCTTGTCCGAACCACGGTTCAGGCTGAGCCAGAGCGCGTTCATGTCGTCCTTGATCGTGCTCTTGGTCCAGGTGCCGGTGCCGCTCAGTTCGCGGAACTGGTTGCGCCAGAACGTGTAGGTGGCGCTGTTGATGCCGCCCACCGTGCCCTGGCCGTTGGTCTGGATGATGTGCGCCAGGCCGCCCATCTGGTTGGACAGCGCGCCGGACGAATACAGGTCCACAGACATGTTGTTCGCCGCCGTGCGAAGCGCGTTGCGCGTCCGCTGCTCGGCCAGATCCATGATCTGGTTCGCGCCGGAGTTGTTGCGCAGTTCGCGACCGCTGGCGGTGATGTTCACGGCCGCCTGCACCCAGTCATACTTGGCAGCCGACAGCACGTCGGAAGCCGCGATGTTGAGGGGGTCGTAGCCGCTGAACCGCTGGTAGGTGCCGTTCTGCGCATAGTCGAGCGGGCGCACGATCTCGTAACCGCCGGAGATCTTCTTGATCTTCCCGCGCTTGACGAGGCGGTTGTAAAGCGCGTTGTGCGCCGAGACGTTATCCGCGACCTCGTTCGGATGCTCGCGGAGGGTGGTTGTTACCATCTCGGTGAAGACGGAGTTCGGGGAGGGCATTGCCACTCTCCTTCGGTGCGGGGTTGGTTAGACCGCGCCGGCCCCGTAATACTTTTCTGCCACTGCTCGCATCGTATCGCGCATGTTCGCGGGCTTGGCCGGGCTGCCGCTTGGGCTGCCGGTGCTGCGCACGTTCACGCTCGCCGCCTTCCGCGCTTCGGCGGCGGCCTTCGCCGCCTCCTCGCGCCTCTTGGCTTCCGCCTCGGCTGCCGCCTTGGCTGCTGCCGCCGCCTTGTCCGCTTCGATCTTCGCGCGCACGTCCTTGTTGATCAGAACGGCTTGCTCGTAAGCGTCCTCTAGCGTGGTGGCGAGGCCCGCCCCGATGATGCGGCCCATCTGAGCGCGCACCGCTTCGAAGTGCGGGCGCAGCGGCGCACCGTCCGGCGCCTTGGCATCCGCAAAGCTGCGAATATCGGCGTCCATCGCGGCTTGCTGCTGCTGCGATACAGTCTGTTCAATGGCTCGAAGTCTACGATCCGTCGCGGGGTCCTGCGGGCCTTGCGGCTGCGCAGGCGCATTCGTCTGGCCGAAGTTCAAGCCGTGTTGCTGAGCGAACCACTGCGCAAAGCCGGCGGGATCGTTGGACGCGAAGTCAGACAGCGCGAAAAGCTGCTTGAGTGCAGCCGCCTCGCTTCCGAAACTCGCGGCCAACGCCTGACGGCGCGGCCCAAGGACTTCCTCTAGCTGTTCGGCAAACTTCGCCTTCTCGCCCATTCCCGTGATGGCTTTGTGAGCCTCGCTTTCCCGGTCAGCGATGACGCGCTGCACATCGGGTGGAAGCGTGGTCCATTTGGCCTTCGCCTCGGCCGACCATGACGCGGGAGGCTCGATGGACGGCGCTGCTGGCGCCGTTTCGGCCGGGGGCGTCTCGGGCTGGTCGGTAATCTCTGCCGCCGGGGCTTCCGCCGCCGGCTTGTCTGTCTCAGGAAACCGCGACTTGAACGTCCCATCCTCGTCGCGATCCGGGTATTTCGCGAGCACGCGCGCCATCGTGGCGCGGATGTCGGTCTCTGCCGGCTGCGCGGGCGCCTCTGCGGCGGGCGCAACGTCGCTTGCGGCGTCCGCGACAGGCGCGGCGCCGTTCACATCTTCCAGCATGTGATTCCTTGGTTAGTCTTCAGCCAACCGGAGGCCGCGCTTCGTCGCGAAGTGCGGGTTGCGGTAAGCGGGCTTGAACTCTGACGGGTCCACCTCGCGGCAGCCCGTGCGCTTCAGATCCTCGCGGCGCGCGGCGCGGCCTTCGATCCAACCCGTCCCGGCCGGCGACTTGTAGCCTGGCAGGTCGCGCATGATCTGGAACGCGACAGCCGGCGGCGGCGCATCGGCGCTCAGTTCCACCAGCGTCTGCGCCTCGGCATCCCATACGTAGCGGGGCATTAGGCCAGCACCATCAGCAGCACGTCCTCATCATCATCTTCTGCCTCGCGGGCACGCTGCGCAGCCGCCGCGCCTTCCGCCAGGCGCCGCAACTGCTCCATCGTGTCGGGCCGCACCGCATCGCGCAGCGTCGGGCGCTCAGGCTCGGCCGCGATGCCGACAGCCTCGCGCATCTGTGCCGCCACCTGCTTGGGCCGCGCGACACGCTCGATAGTCTCGCGGATGCGCTTGCGCTGCCGCTCCCGGCGCTCCGTGTCATCCGGCAGGAACCCGCCGCGCGCGAAGGCTTCGACCTCGGGCGGGGTGGCGTTCTCGCCAACCGCGTTGAAGGCCGCGACGCCCGCAAAGCTGGCATCCGCCTCGGCCGTCGCCGCGCCAGTGGCGTTGAAGGACGCAACGCCCGCAAATGACGCAACGGAACCGCCGCCGCCCGAGCTGTCACCAACCGCGCTGAACGACGCGACGCCCGCAAAGCTGGCCGCCGCCTCGGCCGTCGCCGCGCCAACCGCCGAGAAACTGGCCGAGCCGCTGAATGAAAACGTCGCGGCGCCCGATACCGCCTGATCCGCAAGGATCGCCGGGAGATAGCGGTAACTGTAGCCGCTACGGATCATACGACGAGGCCGTGAACCGCAACGCCGATGCTGTCTGCCGACGCGCCAGTGCTAAGCACCGTATAGGACAGCCGCGTGCCGGCGCGGAATGAAAGCGGAAACGGCCCTTCGGGTGCTCCCATCTGCTGGTTTGCCGCAGACGCACGCATGGAAGTCCAAACCGCGCGTTCGCTTCCCGCGCCGCCGGTCCACAGCCGAATAGTGCGCCGCCCCGCGTTGCGCGCCGTGTCGCCGCCTGCGGCCGGGGTCAAGTAGATCCCGGAAACGCGCTGCGAAAGGCTGCTGGTTATCTCTGTCGGCGGCGTTGTTTCCGTTGTGCCCGTGTCGGAAATGATGGTTCCGGGGTCCAACGTGCTCCACGAATTAATGCAAATCATTCGCCGCGCGCGCTGGTAGCCACGAAAGTCCGTCTGAAACCCCATCACGCTAGCGCGGAAGGTCTGCGATGCGATGCTGCACATCCCGCGCACTTTGATGTCCGTGCCGCTCGGGATCGGGATTGGAATGAACCAAGCCGATGCGCTCACGTTTGCGCCCGCACCACTCGCATCGAGATACAGGTCTTCGCAGATGACGGTGTTGCTCGCGCCGATCTCCACATCGATCCTGTAACGCGAGTTGTTCAACGGCACGGCATAGAGCACGAAGCCGTGCCAGTTGTGGCCGGCGGCGCCGATGGTCGTCGGGCTCGCTGCCTTTGCGCCGTTGCCGCAGGTGTGCGAGACGCCATCGCCCGAACTGATGCCGACGTTTTCCGTTCGGCTGTCAAGGCTCAGCCCCCAATTAGTCATGCGCCGTAAACCGCCCACGGAAACGCGCGGCCGGTGCCTGCGGTCTGCTGCAACGTCGCCTTGAAGTGGTGCGGCGAAAGGACCGCTATGGACAGCTTCAGCGGGTCGGCCTGCACGTCCGAATAGGCGCTTTCGAACATCAGCCGCTCGGTGTCGCTCGACCGGGCCTTGCCGTAGATGCGCAGAATCGTCGTGTCGCCGGCCACCATCGCGTTCGCGTCCACCGCCAGCGTGTAAATGCCCGCGCCCGTCTGCGTCGAAAGCGTCTGCTCCGCGGCGCTGCCGGTCAGGCTGCCGCTGTCAATGACGGAGACGGCCATCAGGCAAGCACCTCGCCCGCGCGTTCCTCGGTCAGCAGGCCCTGCATGGTCAGGTAGCCAACGGCGTTGATGACCAGTTGATCGCGCAGGTTCACCTCGTCGGCACTGGCGAGCAGGTCAAGGAAGTCCTCAACGTAGGGGTCCGTCTGTGCCGCAGCGCGGATCGCGATGCGCTCGTCGGCGGTCAACCTCGCCTTAAACTGGTATTCGGTCACCCACGCGGCTTCCGGCGGGCGCGGGTCCCATCGCAGATCCGCCGGGTTCCAAACGCCGGACGGATCGCTGTCCACAACCTCAACCACGCGCCAGCCCCGCGCCGCCTGCTCTTCCGCAGACGGCATGTTCTTGGCGTCGCGCGACCACCCGGCAAGCGCGCCCTCGGCCGTGACAAGCGCGTAAATCATTGCGTCAATCCTCAGTGCCCGCGCTGGCTGTGGTTAGGCTCGGCGTCACGCCAGACGACACGCTAATGGATGGCGACACTGCGCCCTTGTAGAGCAGCACGCCCGCTCCGGACGACGCGGTGCCGATGCCAAAGTGCGTGATCGTCGCCGTGCCGCCCGTGCAGGCGGGAAAGGTGATCGTCGCGGCCGGCGACACGCTATTTCCCGTCACAGCCCAGCCTGCGCCAGACCGCGCCACGGCCACGCGGGCATATGACGTATAGCTCGTCTCGTTCGTCGTCTGATCGCCGGCCTCGCCGGGGTCGGACGTGTGCAGCGACACATGCAGGCTGCCCGCCGTGCTGCTGCCGCGCAGGCCCGTGGCGTCGCCGATGTTCGCCGCGTTGGTGTTCTTAAACACCAGCTCCAGAAGCGCGTTTTCCCAGGCGTTCGTCTTGCTCATGCAAAGCCCTCCGCGCGCCCGTCAGCACCGCGCCGCACGTTCATCGTCCGCCTGCCCTTCTTCACCTGCGCCACCCTGCCGTCAGGGCCGCGCACGATTTCCGGCACCGCCGCCACGTCTTCGGCAATCTCGCTCACCGCCGCCGACAGCGCGGCCACGTCCTGCGCCACCGCCTCGACGCCCTTGACCGCGACTTCAACCCCCATCGCGATTTCGCCCAGCGCCGCCGCTACGTTCTGAGCCGGCTCATTCTTGGCGCGCGCCGCTTCCGCCGATTGCCGCTCCTGCGCGCCCATCTTCTCGCGTTCCAGCACCGCAGCGCGTTCGCCCTCCGCCTGCCGCATTTGCGCCTCAGCGCCGAACCGCTCGCGCTCGGCATAAAGCGTCTGCTCGTGCCGGAGGCGTTCTTCGTCCATGCGCTGACGCTCAAGCGCCGCCTGCGCATCCAGTTCGGCCGCCTTCATGCGCTCGGTGCTCGCGATCTTCTCGCGCTCCAGTTCGCCGGCCTGCGCCAGCTTCGCGGCCTCAAGCTGCGCCGACTGCTGCGTCTCGGCCTGACGCATCTGCGCTTCCATCTGCGCCTGCCGCATCGCCGCCGCGTTCGGGTCGGGCTGCTGCGGCGCGGGCGTGGTGCCCCACTCTTCCAGCGCGCCCTCGGCCTCGCGGCCAAGCTTGAAGGACCGGCTGAACGCCTTGGCCAGCCTCACCGCAACCTCACGCGGGAACTGCCCGGATTGCACCGCCGGCCCCACGGCTTGGATGTAAGCGCCGAACCCTTCGACAAACCGCGCCGCATTCTCTTGCAAGCGCGCCACGTCGTTCTGAATGGTGCTGTCGGTCTCGATATCCACACGGTAGCAGCGCATGGCGTCCGACCGCAGCACGGCCAGCACGTCATCCCACGTTACCGCCTCGGCCATCTTCACGGCTTCGGGCGGCGGTTCCTGCTGCGCCTGCTGCGCCAGCGCGATGGCCTGTTGCGCCTGCGCCTTCGCTTCAGCCGGCGGCAGGTCAATGCCGGTGATCGCCGCCAGCGTCTGCGGCTGGAATTTCTCGCACATGATTTCCGCCTGAATGCGGAACAGGTCACGCGCGAATCTCGCAACCTCGACCTGCCTGTCTTGAATGCGCAGGCTGCCCCACTGCGACTTGATCTGCTGCGCCGTGGCCGTTTCCGTGGCCTTGCTCGCCCCGCGCAGGATGTCCGACAGGCCGGTGATCTCATAGATCACCTGCTTGATCTGCTCGCGGTGCAGCAACAGCCCGTCCAACACGCTACGGATGGTCTCAATCGGCGCCACCCACAGCGCCTTGTCGAGCCCGCCGGCCATCATGATCTGCTGCACGTTCTCGGCCGGCACGAACTCGCCGTCATCGGCATCGGCAAGGCGGGCAATCTCGGGAATGTCCGACGCCACCACGCCGCGATACCGCAGCATCTTGACCAGCGCGGCAATGCGCCGCGTTACCTCGTCCAACTCGCGCGCCTGGTCGCGATACAGTTCGAACGGCACCAGCGGCACGAGGCTGCCGGGGTCCAGGATCGAATACATCGGGCGCGGGCACGGGAAGAAGTCGCGCAGCCCGAGCGGGTCGTCTTCCGCCTTCAGAAACGCAGTCGGCAGCGTCGGCGCGATGAACAGCACCCGGCGGGATTGCTTGTCCCACACACAATAGACCGTCGCGCGCTTGAACACGTCCGGGACCTCGCGCGGGTCCTTGCCCTTGTGCACGTCGTCCACAATGTCCATCGGCAGCGTCGCGCCGTGCCTGGGCGACAGTTCCTTCAGTTCCTCGCGCGTTAGCCGATGGATGCGCCCCACCCACGGCACATCCTCCCAACGCCGGCCGGGGCCGCGCAGGAAGTCGTCCCACGGCACGAACTCGGCCGGCGCGGCTTCGGAGACAATCTCGTCACCCGACAGCACCGGCTCATACTTCACCCACGCGACGGCGCGGCCCGGAACCTCCATGTCCCACGCGCATGCGCGCATGAGGCCGTCAAAATCCTGCTCATCCGCGTTGTAGGCCAGGCCGCGCTCGATCACCTGCGCCGCCACCTTGCCCACCGCGTCGGTATCTCTGTAGCGGCGCCGCACGTCCGGGATCGGCGTTGAGTTGTAGATCGCCGGCAGCGTGGTGGAGACGTTAGCGAATAGGATGTTGAATTGCGCGCCCTTGCCTGCGCGCTCCTGATCGTCGCGGTAACGCTCGATTGCCGCAGTCGCGCGCTTGCGCCACGCTTCTTCCGTCTTGCGGGACAGGTCTATGGCCTCAAGCCACAGACGCACCTCCCCCGCTTCCCCCTCGCCTGCATCGGCCGGGGTTTCGTAAGTCGCGGCGGTGTCGGACATCAACTAGTCGCCGTAAAGAGCGTTGAAATACGACACGACCAAGGTATCGTTTTGCGTAACGCCCGTCAGGGCCGGCGGCTCGACGCCTTCACGCAGCGCAATGACAAAGAACTTGATGGTCGAAAAGACGGTTAGAGACGGCTCGCCCCGAGGCGGCAACGCAGCGCCGACAAAGGACGGGTCCATTGCTTCCGCCTGCTGCTTTGCCGTGTCGGCAAAGGTCGTCCCCCAATACCCGCGCCAGACCCATTCCGACATTACGGCAGCCCCGTGGTAGAGGCCGCGAGGTCGGGCACGGCATAGGGCATCACGTCGAAATACACGATGCGCCCGAACAGCGCGTGACCACTCGTTGACGCGCCGATGCGCAACGTGGTCAGGCCGGCGATGCCGCCCGTGATGCTCTGCGTGGTGCCGCCGTTGAAGTTGCCGTAGATGTTCGTGCCATCGAAGCTCAAGCCAACCTTGAACGCGGTGCCGGCGGTCATGCTGCCGAGGCTGGTCGCGTCGGTCGGTGTGGTGCTCACCACCTTGCCGGCAACGATGGTCGCGCCAGCCGCCACGTTCCGCACGCGCACGCGGTTATCGGCGGTGCCGTCGTCAATCTGGAAAATCGTCTGGTCAAGCCCGGACGGCGCGTTCTGCGGGATCAGCACCTTCGCCAGCACCGTCCCGACGCCAGACGGGAACAGCGTCGAGACAGCGCCCGTGAGGTTGTCCACCCCGCGCACGCTCGCCGCGTTGCTGGCGCTGACAGGGTTCAGGATGGGCGAGGAATTGAAGCTGATGCTCGTCGCAACCTGCGGCGCGGCAATCCGCAGCGTGAAGCTGATCGCCGTTCCGTCGAACACGGCGCGCAGGCCAGGCCGTGCCGCAGTCGTGCCGGCGCCCGCCGTGAATGTCGTTGTGTATCTCTGCCCGCCGATGGCCGAGCCAGTCGGCGTGAACGCGCCAGCGCCCGAGGTCGAGCCGCCAACGAACTGCATCATGTGCGATATCGTGCCGCCCGTGACGCCGGACAGCGTGCCCGCTTGCAACTTCACGAACTGCGCGACGTGCCAAACCTCGCCGCTTGCAGCAGGGACGCCAGTGTTGTTGTCGTAGAAGATCAGGTTATACGTTCCCGCCGTCGGCGTGCCGGAATAAGCCATGTCAATGCACGACAAGCCGCTTTCGGTTACGCCCGTCGTCAGCGTGACGGATGCCGTGCCGCCCAGCGCCGTTGTGATGGACATATTCGTGGGCGCCACGCCGCCCGAACCGACAACGCCGCTCGTGCCGCCGTTAAAACGCGGGTTGCGCAGGCTGTTGGTCCGCTCGCCTTCGATCAGCAAACCCTGGTCGGCATCATGGAAGCGCGGCGCATCCGCCGCGACTTCGCTCCATGTCGTGCCGTTACCCGCCAATGCGGTGGCGCTGATGTTGCCCGCCTGCGCGCGCGTGAAGCTGGTGAGGCCCGAACCGACCAGCACGCCGGGCGACACGAGACGCGAGCCGCCGAAGCTTGCCGCGCCCGTCGTGCCGCTGCGCGCGCGAACCCTTCGCATTGCTTAGAGCCCGTAGCCTAGGGTGACGTAGATCGCGGCGGTGGACGACGACGTGATGCCCGCCATATGCGTTGCGCTCGGCGGCAGGCTGAACGCCTCCACCGTGCCGGGTGCAATCGGCATGCCGGTAGCCGTGGCAGCGGCAACGGTGCTGTCCCCGAACTCCACGAAGACGACCACGCTGCCCGCGTTGTAGAGCCGCACGTCATACGGCCGCCCACTGTGCGACAGTGCAACGCGAGACGACGAAGTGGTGGCCGTCAAACTGACAGTCGAAGCGCCCAGGGGCGCAAAGTTGTTCATGCTCAACCCCTCTCGCGCGCGCGCTTTTTCAAGTGCGCCGCCACAATGTCGCCTATCCGAACCTGCATCTGGCCCGTGCCGATGCCGGTGATTTCATGGGCCGGATCGGGCGGCGGCGGCGCGGCTTTCATCTCGCGCCAGGCCATGGCCAGATACCGGAAGGCGTCCGCAGTATGGCTCGTCCAATCGTGCCGAGGCCGGTCCTTGAACGCCCGCGTCTTCTCGTCGTAGTCCGCGCGATATTGCCGCAGGGCTTCAAGCCCATCCTTGCAGCGGATCGCGTCGAACCGGCACCGCGCCATGGTCACGCGCGCCGCGTTGATGCCGTCCATGACCTGCCCCGCCGGCAGCACCCGAGGCCAGCGCCCCGTCAACGTCTTCAGCGTCTCGATCCGCGTCCGGCCCGTGCCGAGATCCCGCGCCTGCGCATCGTGTGGCACATAGTGCGTGCCGTAGGTGTAGCCGCGCTCTGCCAGCACGGCCGCGTAATGCGGCAGGCCATGCCCGTGCGCCTCGTAGTGGTCCACCACATGGATCGACGGCCCGACCACCTGGAAAAACCAGATCGCAGTGCTATCGCCAATGCCGAGGTCCCACGCCGTATGCACCGGCACCGCCGGGTCAACGGGAACCTCGCCCACGCGGCCAGCGCGCTCGGCTTCCGCGATCTCCTTGCCGAAGTAAGCGCCGAGGATCGCGGCGTCGAAGCTGCATTCAAACTCTTGTGCGTATTGTTCGGGCGTCATCTCTGCCCGAGCGCCGTCTAGTTCCTCTTGCGGCAAAATGCCCGTCTCTGACGCGCGGTAGATAGCGTGAAACCAGCCATCAAACTGGCGCGCCCGCTCCATCGTGTCGAAGAAGGCGTTTCGCCCCTTGGGGGTGCCAATAAACGTTGCCCACCCCCGATAGTCCGCGAGCATCGGGCGGATTACCTCGCCCCACACGCCGGGGCGCATGTCCGCAAACTCGTCTAGCACAACGCCGTCAAGGAACGCGCCGCGAAGCCGGTCCGGGTTATCGGCACCGTGAATGCGGATGCGAGCCCCGTTGACCAACTCCACCCACAACTCACCTTCGTTCTTGTCGCGCATAGCAGGCTTGGCGAAGCTCAGCAGATAGCCCCACGCCACTTCCTTCGCCTGCGCCAAGTAAGGCGCGACATAGGCGTATCGGGTCGGCGGCCCGGCGCGACGGGTCTCCAATGCCCGCTTGATCATATCGTTGACGCACGCGACCGTCTTGCCGCACCGCCGATGCGCAGCCATCGCGGCCCAACGCTCGGACCGCATGTGATACGGGACGAAGACCTTTCGCGGCCCGTATGGGATTACGACGGGGGCAGCCAAGTGAACACCACCGCCCCGCCATCGGCGCCCTTGACAGTGTTATCCACCGCAGCCAGCGCCGGCTTTTCGTAGCGGATTGCCGCCTTCGCGGCGTCAACCCGAAGGTCAATCGGCCGCTCGGGGTCCTTGTAAACCGCCATCAGCAGCGCGTGCGCATCACCTTCAAAGGCGGCAGGGATGGCGCCCTCAATAGCCTCCGCGATCTCCTGCATGGCTTCCCGGCGCTCCGCCGTCAGCCTGTTCTTGGCACCCGGCGGCCTGCCGCGCGGGCGCCCCGTCCGAATGCCCATTTTCCATTTTCCGCCAATAAATTATTGGGCGCCGCGCCTCATGTATGCGGCGATGGCTTCGAAAACCTCTGGCGCAGCGCAGTCCGATTTGATGCGGTTAGCCAGCCACGAAATGACCGCGACATTTCCGCGCACATACCCCCTTGCCGGGTCTATGCGGTCAATAGTCGGCGTATCATCCGCCAATTTACCGCGCCCTTGGCGCAAAGGCGTCCCAAGAACTGGGCAAGTCGGCGGAACAACAATATCGCCGTCCACAAGATCAAACGGCAGCCCGCGCTTTTTTGCGCGCGCCCTACACTCGATCAGCAAAGCGTGTCCGATATCGCTATTTCGCCGCTCTTTGCGGCGCTCTAGATACTCTGGCCTCGTGTAGACCGTCCGCATACAATCGCGGCACCAATTGTTCCGGCCGGTCTTTCGGCCAGCGTTGCGAGAGAAGCCGTCTTCTGGCTTTTTAGATTTGCAACCTGAGCACCACAGCGTCATTTGACGAATGTGGGTATTCGTCCAATCGTTTCAAGACCAGCAGCCCTTGCCGCCCTTACCTTTGCGCTTGTCGCGATGTCCGCTCATGGATGCCTCCGAACACGAAAAAGCCCGCGCGGCGCGGGGCCGGCGGGCTCTAAGCTCCGGGCGCAATTCGCCCGTCATGATCTGGCTCCTATCACGGCCCGTCGCCCAAGTCAAGCGGTATTTCAGCGCCAGAGTCGCTTGCCGATGGCGCCCAGCCCTTCCCGCCACAGCGGCACCGGATTGCGCCCATGCGGCCATTCCCCCATGCACAGCACGAGAATGGGCCACTGGCTTTGCTTCGGCGCGAGCGCCATCAGGGCGTCAAACTCGGCCTTGGCGTCGGGACACGGCTCCTTGCTGCCGCCGTCGCCGCGCGTGTGCGGCATCTTGCCGCCGCCCTTGCCGTATAGCTCGGCCATGTAGCTGGCCGTGGCGCATTGGTCCGGCGTCAGAATGCCCAGATCCCGCAAATGGGCGATCAGGTATTCCGAGACCTCCAGCCGGAATTCGCCCGCCTCGTCGCCGGGCACGATGCGCGCCTGGCGGTTGCCGGGCAGGGTCACGGTGTCAGCCATCATCCCTTGCCCTCCGGCTCCGGTTCCATGCACGCGATGGCGTCGGCTGCGCGGATGAGCCAAGCCGCGCCGACCTCCCCCGCTTCCTTGGCCAGCGACACAAGCGCCGCGTAAGCGTCAATCTGCGCCGCCTCGTATCCCTCGAGCCAAGCCTCGGCCTCGGCCATGGTGCGCTCACGGCGGGATCGGCGGGCGGTCATGCCCCGCGCTCCCCGTCGCGCGCGGACGCAAGCGCGGCGCGGGCGGCCGGCAACGCCTGCTCAACCTCGCAATGGTCGCCGGGCAGTTCGCACGCCATGACAAGCGCATCCAGCGCCGCCCGCAGCCGCTCGATCTCGGCGGCGGCCTCCTCCTTGCTGACAAGCCGGCCCGCGCCCCGCAGCCGCTCCACGATGTCCGCGCTCACGCCCGATCTCCGTTGTCTGACGCGCCCGGCCGCGCGCGTGTTTGTTGCGAATGATTCGCAATTGCATCTGGCTCTCTCACCGCCCGCTCAAGCGTCGCGGCGGCGTTCGCGAACAAATCCAGCCGCAGATATTCGGCGGCCTGCGTGATGGCGTCGCGGAGCCGCGCAATATCCGCGTCCCGCTCGGCCACGGCGCGGAGTTGCCAGCGTCCGGGCGTGACCTCGGCCACGGGCCATAAATCCTGCGGGTTCGTGCCTGCGATGTTCGGGCTACCCCGCACCACATGCGCGCTGCGCTCGGCGGCGGCGTCGGATTGCTCAGGCATAGAAGCTCCCCTTCTGCCCCGTGGCGTTCGACCGCGTGCATGCAAGCGTGTGGTCGCTATGGTGCGGGCACCGCTTGTTGCCGCAGATTTCGCAGGCGTAGCGCCAGCCCTTGCGGTGCGGGCCTGCTAGTCGTTCTTGCCAAGGCGTCTCGGCCGGCAGGCTTGCGGCCCATTCGGTTTGACATTTCAGGCAGCCACACGGCGCGGGTTGTTCGCTCACGGCTTATCCCCCGGCTGCATTTTCGCTATTGCGTCCGCGGCGGCTTCGATGGCGCCAACGTTGCTAAACATGATCGCCCGCGTATCGCCGCTCACGCGCATCGCCTCGGCGCGCGTGGTGGCGGCGTAGTGGCGCAGGTAGTCCAGCACCTGCGCCCGGCATGCGTGCCAGTCAGGCGGCGGCGCTGGCGGCGGGGTGCGGCGGAACCAAGACATCATGCGGCGGCTCCCTGCGCCTTCCGCCTGTAGGCGTCTGCGGCGCGCTGTGCTGCGTTGGCGAATGCGGTGAGGTATTCGCGCGATGCCGGGTCGAGATCCGGCACGCTGGCCACGACCTGGCGGCGTGTGTCGGCCTTCATCGCGAAGAAGGCGGCGGCATCGTCGGCAAGGTGGCGCTCCGCCGTTTGCTGCGGCGTCTCGTCTTCGGTCATCGCTTCCACCCCTGCCGGTGGCGCCCGTGGTTGAGGCACTGATCCAAACTGGCCGAGACGAGCCCGGCGGGGAGGTCGTCCAGACCGGCGCCGGACTTCTCCCATGCCTCCCATGCGGCACGCCTTGCCGCCTTGCTCGCCCATCGGGCGGCGGGGTCACCCTCTCGGGGGACACGAGGGGGACATGGGGACGTGTCTATAGACACACGTCCCCCTTGTCCCCCAAGGGACGTCCCCTGGGGGACATCGTGTCCCCATACTTCAAACAGGGTTTTTTGCATCTGCGATCCATGCCCAATCATCGAACACGCCGACAGCATCGGCTTGCCGCAACTCATTGATTGCGCGTTGAAAGGCCTTCTTCTTGGCTTGATAGTTGTCTAGATGACTGCGCTGGTAGAAGGCTTGCCGCCACGCATCCACGCGAACCGCACGCGCCCAATTAGGGACGTTGGGGGACACGAGTGGTTGTCCCCCTGCGATGACCGCCTCTTGCAGCGCAGCAAGCCCAAACTTCGCGCCTTGCGAGAGTTGTAGGCCCTTCCTTACAACCACCTCGGACGGCATCACGACGCAGGAAGTGACCGGCTTACCCCGGCGGTTTTTGCCCAGCTCGATCGCATGCAGGGTGAACGACCACTCGCCTTCGATCTCTAGCTCGCGCTGCTTCGTGACGCGGGCGGTGGATGGGCTGTCCTTGTTCTCGCGGCTGATCTCGATCTCGGTGTCGGTCGCGGCGCGTAGGAGGCTATGCCCGCGGGCACCCTGCGCCTGGTCCTTGCCGCAGTGGTGTATCCACGAGACGTGCGCCTGCGTGACCTGCTGGACGCGCGTCCCATTGGTGACGAGTGCGCCCATGTCCTCGGGGCTGTTCTCGTTGCCGCCGGCCATGGCGCGGGAAAGGGTGTCGAAGATCACCCACACAACAGGGCAACCCATGGCGCCAGCGGCTTCGCGGATGGCGTCTATGACCCGCTCGGTATCGGCGGCGGGGTCCAGCATGTTGACGGCTACAGGGATGACCGCAAACGGCACGCCTGCGCCTTCCAAGCCGTGGTGCTTCTTCCACGCCGCGACGCGGTTCTGGATGCCGTAGGAGCCTTCCAGGGCGCAGTAGATGACGCCGCCGCCTTCGATGTCCCGGCCGTTCCATGCGCGCCCCGTGGCGACGTGCATGGCGAGGTCGGACGCCCAGAACGTCTTGCCGCAGTTGCTCGGGCCATAGATGACGGACATGCCGCCCTTGATCAGCAGCCCTTCAACAAAATCGTCGGCGCCGAGGGATGGGCGGATGTCCGGCCAATAGACCAGCGGCAGCGTTCGCGGCTGCCCGCCGTCTGTCAGAGGCGCGGTCTCGCCGCGGAACTGCCCCGAACCGGGTGCGGGCGCACTCGGGGCCACATGCGGATGCGCGGCGGTGGAGGTATGCGCCGCCCGCTCCGGTATCTCGCGCGGGTGCTGCTTGCCGGCAGTCAATCCGCTTTCGATGGTGAGCGCCGTCTCGCGCGGCTCTAGGCCGGCATGTAGCGCGGCGCGGCGCAGTTCGTCGCGGGCCACGGCTTCGGACAGTGCGTTGACGGCTACCAGCGTGCCAAGGCTGAAAGCTGCGGTGTTGAGGCGGTCGTTGCGCGTGCCCTCGGCGGCGTTGGCGACGGCCCGGCATTCTTCGTCTAGCGCGGCCTCGGCGTAGCGCGTGAGGCGGTCATGGCGCGGGGGCTGGTATGGCTCGGCTGGCCGTGGTGGTGGCGCTGGCGGGTCTATCAGGTCCAGCAGCCACCCCGGCGCCGCGCAAGGCATCGCGTCGTCTTCGATGACGTAGCCGGCAGATGGCGGCATGATCGCGTAACCGCCTTCACCGCGAATATCCACGCCTGGCGCCCACTTGGACGCGCGGTTGCGGATCTGGCGGCCGGCTGGCCAGAGATAGAAGAAGTGCCAGCCGCCGGACATGCTGCGATGGGTGCGCGTGCGCGGCAGGCGGTGCGCGTTGGCCTGTAGCCATTCGTCGCCGCCGTGCCGCACGTCGATATCCAGCAGGAACAGCCCCGACCGCTTGCCCATAGGCACGCCGATGAGCGCCGCGCCCGGCTTCGCGAACATGGCGCGCACGGTCGGCACATCCTGCGATGCGTCGTAAAAGCCGTGCTCCGTGACGGGGCGCTTATTCGCCCCGCACGGGAAGACCGGCCATTGCTGCGCGAGGAAGGCGGCGGCGTCGGCAAGCGGCGTCATGCGTTGGCGCCGGCCCTAGAAAGGGATGGAGTCGGAATCGTCCAGCGCCGGCTTCTGGCGCTGCGCGGCCGGCTTCGGCGCCTCGGCGGGCGCGTCCTTCGGCTCGAACGCCAGCGAATACCACTTGCCGTTGTCGTTCTCCTTGAGCCAACCGGAGATCCAATAATCAACGCCGCCGACGGTGGCCTTGCCCTTGATGTCGGGGTGCGTCTCCTTCTCCTTGCGCTTGTTCGCGCTAATGCTGCCGCTGTTGTCGCGGGTGCCGCTCATGCTGCCGTCTCCTGGCTCTCGGGTTCTTCCTGCACATCGGCCAAGTCCGGCGCGACGCGCTGCATGTGTTCCTGCACAATCGCCGACCACTTCTCGCCGCGGCCGGCGTCCACCGCTCGCCAGTAAGCGGCCTTGACCTTGGGCTGTTCGAGGTAGCCCTTGATGTCGTCCAGGTGGCCGAACTGGCTCAGTTGGTCGTCAAGAAAGCGCAGCGTGAACGGCGTCTCGCGCGGCGCCGGCTCGATCACGTCAGGGATCACGACGTTGGGCACAGCGCGCGCCTCGGCCGGGATGCCTTCGATCTCGCTCTCGTCAAGGAAGCCGAGCCCGCAGATGGAAAGCGTCACGCGGCGCTTGGCCTTCGTGATCGCCTTCATCAGCGCATTCGCTCGCGCCTCACCCTGCGCCGGCAGCGGCACCGCGCCGAAATCCTCGTCAAAGCGCCCGTCGGGCGTGGTGGCCCGCGCCGTGACCATCACCAGGCCGGCGTCCATGTCCTGCCGGATGACCTGCACAGACACGCGATGCAGCGCGCGAAGCTGGTCGGTGGCGTCCTTGCGGGCGTAGAGCACCAGCTTGCCGTTAAGGGTGATGTATTCGAACGGCCGGGTAAGCGGGTTCAGGCCGGCGCTGGCGCAAACCGCGTTGTAGTGCGTCACGCGCTCGCCGTCGGACAGCTTGGCGAGGTCGGCGCGCAGGATGACGTTCGCGAGCGCGGCGCCGGCCGCTGCGCGATCCACATCGGGCGCGATATCGCGCGCGTTCGTCGTTATTGCATTCACTGTCTATCCTCCGTTGGGGTTGGTAGTCTCATGCGTGGCGCGCTCTCGCCGCCGCATTCCTGTGGGGGCGGTCACGCAGCCGCGCTCCCAAAACCCTGCATCGTGTTGGCGCCATACAGCCCGATAAGCGCAGCCTCGGCGCGCCCATCGTCCTTGACGCGCGCGAAGGTGCCGGCGAGGCCCGGCCAGAGCTGCGCAGCGC